TCACTGAACAACTCCAAAATGCATTATTTGTAATTTGTGATAAAAAAGGAGTTTTACCAAATGTTGGTGGTAGTGAAGTTGCATCTATTGTTGGTCTTGGTACAACAGTTGTTGGTTTCACTACATTCTTTGTAGATGCAACAACTGGTGTTAATACCAATGATACTGTACTGATCACAAACAATGGAGAATTCTCACTTGCTTCTGTAGGTGCAACTTCAATTGTTCTTTCAACTGGTATTGCTGCAACTGTTACACCAGGTACTGCTGTAACATTTAGAAGAGTTGTTTCAACTGGTGGTACAGAAACCTCAATTGAGTATCTTGAAAACTTTAGAGGTGGTTGCATTAAAGCAAATGATGTAATTACATTCTCTAATTCTGTTGATGGAAATGGTAATCCTGTTCCTGCTGCTACAGTAACTGCTAATACAGCACTTGACTGGTATGAGCAGCAAACACTTCAACTTTCAGGAAGCACATTATTCTGGAAAAATGTTGCTCCAAGACCTAAGACAAGTAAGTTTGCTTCTGATAGAAGCTCCAAGAATGATACAATTCACGTAGTTGTAGTTGATGATCAAGGTGATGTAACTGGTATTCCAGGTAACATCCTTGAGCAGCATCTAAACCTTTCTAAGGCAACAGATACAATTGGTGATGGTACATTCCCAACCAGAACTTACTATAAGGATTACATCCTTGAAAATTCCAACTATATCTTTGTTGGTGGTCGCAATCCTTCTGCAAGTGCTGATGGATACTTTGGTACTAGACCAAGTGCTTCTGGATTCTCAACTGAATTCACTGCAAATACAATTGGTGCTGGTCTCTGGGGTGTTGAGACAAGAGGTGTTAACTTCTCTGGTTTAGGAAATAATTCTTACTCACTCACAGGTGGTGAGGATTATGGTGCCAATGGTGGTATGGAAGCTGGTCTTGGTGATATCAAGGTTGGTTATGAACTCTTCAAAGATGAAGAGGGTCTTGAAGTTGATTACCTGATCATGGGTGCTGGTGGTCTTACTAAGGAAGAATCACAAGCAAAAGCAAATCTCTTGATTGCTATTGCTGAGGAAAGAAAAGACTGTATTGCAGTTATTTCTCCACATAGAGGAGATGTTGTTAATATCTCCAACTCAACCACACAAACAAACAATGTGCTTGAGTTCTATGCTCCAATCACATCTTCATCTTATGCAATCTTTGATAGTGGTTATAAGTACATCTTTGATAGATTTAACAATCAATTTGTTTATGTACCATGTAATGCTGACATTGCTGGTATTTGTGTTAGAACTGAACTCAACATTGCTCCATGGGTATCACCTGCTGGACAAATCAAGGGTAGTCTGAATAATGCCATCAAACTGGCATACAATCCAACCAAGGCACAGAGAGATCTGCTGTATGGTAACAGAATCAACCCTGTCATCAATCAAAGAGGTGTTGGTATTATTCTGTTTGGTGATAAGACTGGTCTTTCTTACTCATCTGCATTTGATAGAATCAATGTAAGAAAACTGTTCCTGAATATTGAGCAATCAATTGAAGGAACTGCTAATGATCAACTCTTTGAATTCAATGATGATGACACAAGAGACAATTTTGTTGAGACTGTTGAACCATTCCTTCGTGACATTCAGGCAGATGGTGGCATTGTTGCTTTCCAGGTTATCTGTGATGATTCAAATAACACTCCTGAAGTTATTGAAAACAATCAGTTTGTTGCTGACATCTTTGTTCAACCTGCCACAAGCATCAACTTTATTACTCTGAACTTCGTTGCTACTAGACAAGGTTCTAGTATCTCTGAAGAAGTAACAGGTAGATAATTCATTATTATTACAAACTTTAGGAGGAATAAAACCAATGCGAGTCAAGACACTAAGCGAATTCAAAAACAAACTCAAAGGAGGGGCCGCAAGGCCCAATCTATTTGAGGTTCACATTCCTAAATTTCCAACTGCTGTGAGAAACCAACCTCAGAGAGGTGGTGGTGGTCAAGGCAGAAAGGTATGGGATAAGGATGAAAGAGAGGATTTTAACTTCTTATGTAAAGCAGCTCAAATCCCTGCATCCACAGTTGCAGCAGTAGAAATTCCCTTTAGAGGAAGAATTCTAAAAGTTGCTGGAGATAGAACCTTTGCTGATTGGACAATCACAGTCATCAATGATGAAAACTTCAAACTGAGATCAAGATTTGAAGCTTGGTCAAATGCTATCAACAGACTTAACAATGGCATGGGTCCAACAAGACCTAGTTCTTACATGTGTAAGGGTATTGTTAAGCAACTTGGTAGAGGTGATGAGAGGTTTGATAGAGATGGTGCAAAACCAAGTGAAAATGCAAAACAACAAGTTCTTAGAACTTATGAGTTCTTTGATATTTGGCCAAATAACATCTCTGAAATTGACCTGAACTATGATAGCACCAATGCTTATGAGGAGTTCCAGGTAACATTCTCTGTTCAATATGTTCAAGTTGGCAGAAGTGCTAATAAGAATGGTAAGAACAAAGAGAAACCATTTATTAGATGAGTTATAAATACTAGGAGACAACTCCTAGTATTTTTTTTGAAATGGCAAGGTTATTTGGATTCTCAATTGAAGACAATGAGAAGACACCACCCAGTGTTATATCTCCAATCCCTCCTAATAATCAGGATGGATCAGAGAACTTTGTTAGCACTGGGTTTTTTGGTAGCTATGTAGATATTGAAGGCGTATATAGAACTGAAGGAGATCTAATTAGAAGATATAGATCAATGTCTCTATATCCAGAGACTGATAGTGCAATTGAAGATATTGTAAATGAAGCAATTGTCTCAGATACAAATGACAGTCCTGTGCAGATTGAACTGTCTAATTTGAATGCTAGTGATAAGATTAAAAAAATTGTAAGAGAAGAGTTTAAATATATTCTTGAACTGCTGGACTTTGATAAGAAGTCACATGAAATTTTTAGAAACTGGTATATTGATGGTAGAATTTACTACAACAAAGTAATTGATACTAAAAGACCAGAAGATGGTATTCAAGAGTTGAGATATATTGACTCTGCTAAGATGAGATATGTCAGACAACTTAAAAAGACAGGAAAGGATAGTGCTCAAAGTTTGAGTAGAAACTTTGATAAAGAAAATCCTCAAACATTTGACTTCCCAGATGTAGAAGAATATTTTATTTACAACCCATCAATCACCAGTGGTAGAGGTTCAAACACAGGTGGTTATGGTGGTGGAGGAGGAAAAGGTGTAAGAATGACTAGAGAGTCAATTGCTTATTGTACATCTGGACTTGTAGATAGAAACAGAGGTCTCACCCTTTCCTGGTTACACAAAGCAATCAAACCACTTAATCAACTAATGATGATTGAGGATGCTTTGGTAATTTACAGACTTTCAAGAGCACCAGAAAGAAGAATTTTCTATATTGATGTTGGTAATCTTCCTAAGATGAAAGCAGAACAATATCTGCGTGATGTGATGACCAGATATAGAAATAAACTGGTATATGATGCTAATACTGGTGAAATTAGAGATGACAAAAAGTTCATGTCTATGATGGAGGACTTCTGGTTGCCTAGAAGAGAAGGTGGCAGAGGAACTGAAATCACTACACTTCCTGGTGGTCAGAATCTTGGTGAAATTACTGATATTAACTATTTCCAAAAGAAACTTTACAGGTCATTGAATGTACCTGAAACTAGAATTATGGGTGATGGTGGTTTCTCACTGGGAAGATCATCTGAAATTTTGAGGGATGAAATCAAGTTCTCCAAGTTTGTGGGTAGAATGAGAAAGAGATTCTCTGCTCTCTTCAATGATATTCTGAGAACTCAACTTCTTTTAAAGAATGTTGTAACTCCTGAAGATTGGGAGATGATGGCTGATCATATTCAGTATGACTTCTTATATGATAATCACTTTGCTGAACTCAAAGAGGCAGAACTTCTTCAAGAGAGACTTAATCTTGCAGCAGCTGCTGAACCATATATTGGTAAGTACTACTCACAAGATTATATCAGAAGAAATATTCTTAGACAGACTGATCAAGAAATCATTGAGCAGGATGAAATTATAGAGAAGGAGATTAAAGATGGTAAGATCATGGATCCAATGGCTATGCCTATGGGTCCTGATGGAATGCCAGCACCAGAACCAACTAATGGTGCTAATGCCATTCAGGCACCCACATCACCAAAAGAACCAGAGCCCCCAGAAACACCTGCTGGTGGTGAAATCTAAATAAAACTGTTGAATACTACAAGTCATGGAAGAATTAATGGATTTAATGGTGTCTGATGAACCATCATCAGCCCAGATTAGCGATAAAATTAAAGATATTTTATTCTCAAAATCAGCAGAGAAAGTTGCTGCAATGAGACCTAAAGTAGCAGCATCTATATTTGATCAAAGTGTAGATTTGGATACTGATGAACCTGTTGGTGAGATTGATCAAGATGTAGATCTTGACTCTGAACAGGGTTCAGAAGAGCAAGAATAATAAATAAGTTGTATAGGACTATTTTAAGATAATGAGTGCTCTAAAACCAGTTGGTATTAATACTACTATAAGTACAAGTACAACCTCTGCTCAATCTTCTGCTGTCTCACAACAATCTGATACTATCAGAGTTGTAGCAGAAACTGTTGGAGTTTATGTTGCTATTGGTACTAATCCAACAGCAACAAATGAAAACTTCTATGTTGGTTCTACTGACAGTCAAAGAATTAGCATTGGACCAACAAGAGCACAAAGAGTAACTGGTATTACAACAGGTACTTCTACAATTATTGATTTTCCAGAAGGCACTGGATGTCCTTTTGCAGTTGGCGATGCAGTTACTCTCACTGCTGGTCAATCCAACTTTAATTTTTCCCATAAGATAGTTTCATCTATTAACAATACATCTAATGTTGGTGGTTTCTATGGAACCAGAATGACTGTGGATCATAATTCATCTTCTGTGACTGATGTATTTGATGCTAATTATTACACTGAGATTAGAAAGTCAGTAAAATTTGCAGTAAAATCTGAAGCAGGGACTGGTAAAGCATACATCCAACAAGTACAGGTATCCTAAGAAATGAAACTAATCAGAGAAGAAATTGAATCAGTTGATTTTATCGTAGAAGAGAAGAACGGTAAAAAGTCAATGTTCATTGAAGGGATCTTCCTACAAGGAGATCTCCAGAATAGAAATGGAAGAATGTATCCAATGAGCGTCCTGAGAAAGGAAGTTCAAAGATATAATGAAAACCATGTTCAATCTGGGAGGGCACTTGGAGAACTTGGACATCCAGATGGTCCAACTGTCAATCTGGATCGCGTCAGTCACAAGATTGTATCTCTCAAAGAAAGTGGTTCCAACTTTATTGGTAAAGCAAAAATCTTATCCACTCCAATGGGTAAAATTGCAGAGTCTCTCATCAGTGAGGGAGTTAAGTTGGGTGTTTCTTCTAGAGGAATTGGATCACTCAAACCCACAAGAGAAGGGGTGAATGTTGTAAGTGATGACTTCATGCTTGCAACTGCTGCTGATATTGTAGCTGATCCATCTGCACCTGATGCTTTTGTTGAAGGCATCATGGAAGGAAAAGAATGGGTATGGGATGGTGGTATTCTAAGAGAAAAATTTGCTGCTAAGACCTACAAGCAAATTAATACATTGGTTGATCAAGGACAACTTGATGAACAGAAACTTAATCTGTTTAACAATTTCCTCAACAACCTTTGAAAAATAGGCATTTATAAATAAATATAGATTAAAAAAGGTTAATCGGAGTTTCAAATGTCTCGTGGAGATTTACAAGAAATGGAGCAATCAAAAACTGCTGTGAACGCGAACGCTAAACCTGCTGAAGGTATGCCAAAGCTTTCCAGCCCTGGTCAGGGTCTAGCCACTTCATATGAAGATCTTGGTGGACCATCACCTGAGAACTACAGTCCAACTAATGATTCTGCAAAGATCAAAGAGCCTAAGATCAAAACAGTTGCTGATGTAGTTAACAAGGGTGCTAAGGCTGCTGATCCAATGCCTAAAATGGCAAAGGAAGAAGCAGAAGCAGAAGAAGAGCAAGTTGTTTCTGAAGAAGAAGTCTCTACAGAAGAAACTGTTGAGGAAGGTGTTGACATTGAAGAAGATGTTAATGCTCTCCTTGGTGGTGAGGAACTCTCAGAAGAATTCAAAGAAAAAGCAAAAATTATCTTTGAAGCTGCCTTAACCTCAAAAATCAAAGAAATCCAGGAAACCCTGGAAATCCAGTATGAAGCAAAACTGGATGAAGCAAGAGTTGCCCTTAAGGAAGACCTTGCAAGCAGAGTTGACTCCTACTTGGAGTATGTCTGTGAAGAATGGATCACAGAAAATCAACTCGCTGTTGAACATGGTCTCAAGACTGAAATGACTGAATCATTCCTTGAAGGAATGAAGGGTCTCTTTGAAGAACATTATGTAACAATTCCTGAAGAGAAATATGATGTACTTGAGAGCATGGTAGAAAAACTTGATGAAATGGAGACAAAACTCAATGAGCAGATTGAGAAGAATATTGGCCTGAATAAGAGACTCGCTGAGTCTGTGGCTGATAATATTCTTGAGTCTGTTTCTGAAGGGCTTGCAGCCACTCAGAAAGAGAAGCTCGCTTCACTTGCTGAAAGTGTAGAGTTTGAAAGTGAAACAGAATATCGTGAGAAGTTGGAAACACTGAAGGAGTCATACTTCTCCAGAAGCCCAGCTGCTAAATCAGAAGCCCCACAAACACTGTCTGAGGGTGTTGATTCAACACCAGCACCAGTAACTAATAGTATGGATGCATATCTCAGAACACTGGGTGCCTTCAAAAAGTGAATTCTAGATTAATTCAAACAAAACTTTAAACTTATAGGTAAAAGCAAATGTTCCAATCAGAGCATCTGCAGGAAAAGTGGAGTCCACTTCTCGACTATGAGGGTCTTGATCCAATCAAAGATTCCCACAGAAGAGCAGTAACCGCTGTCCTGCTGGAAAACCAAGAAAAATTCTTAAGAGAAGAGCAAGCATTCTCATCAGGCATCAACCTGATGGAAACACCAACCAACCATGCTAACAATGCTGGTGCCTCTGGTGGTTTTGGTGCTGACTCTC